TGTTGAAGTGCCTTGAGTGCACCGAACATGAGGAACCCACGAATTCCTCCTCCTCCGAGTGCTAATGCCTTGAACATAGTTCTAACACTTTAACACTGTTAAAATATAAACGGAATGGGTTACGAACATGGTAAGATATATAAGCTCGAATGTAGCGATGGATATTACTATATTGGATCTACAACGACGACTCTCAATGTTCGGCTTAGAAATCACATGGCTTCATCGAAGCGCCCTCTATGTATGGGCTATAAGCTTTATTCGCATATTAATGAAATTGGATGGTCTAATGTGGCAATTGTATTGGTTGAAGAATATCCGTGTAACACAAAAACCGAACTTTGTATAAAAGAATCAGAGTATATTTCGAGAGAAATATCCAATACAATGTGCCTTAATAATAACATCTCGTTCTTAACACCTCAAGATAGATTGGCAAAAAAACGCGAATACACATTCTTACATCGCGAGCATTTGAATACCAAGTCAAAAGAAAGACATCAACGCAATAAAGACAGTATACACGCTAGACAGAAAGAGTATCGAGCGAGAAACCACGAAAAGATAAAAGAGTATCAGGCACAACATAGGAGAGATCTAAAGGAGAAAGAATGCGGACTAAAAACTGAGCCGTAAACAAGGATGTTAAAGGCAAAAGACGTGTGGCAAGAGCAAGAGAACCAACGCGAACGTCGTATGGCGGCCATGCGCCCCGTACTGGCTCAAATCTACGCCCAGATCAAGAAACAAGCCATTCATAACGTGGATGCGCCGTACACAGTCTTTGAGATTCCCAAGTTTGTCTTCGGATACCCACTGTTCAAGATGACGGAAGCCCGCGAGTACCTGATTGGCGTATTGTCGGAGTCGGGGTTCAACGTGTGGCCAGTCAACAATGACTACCTGCTCATTTCGTGGACGAAGCAGCAGATGAACCGCGGCCGCCCCAGTCTGCTTACGAATTACCGCCCACAGGTGTATGATCCCGTCGCGTTGGGAAGTATGTTCAATACACAGTGAGAAAACGAAAAGCCATCTTCACAGACCAACTTACTCTCATGAACTGCGACCATGTCAATACTACGTGCGCTGATGGCGAACATGTGTGCATCGATTGTGGAACGGTTATCGGCAGTATTGTGGACGAAGGAGCGGAGTGGCGCATCTACGCCAACACCGAAGACGACCCTTCCCGTACGGGGGGCATCACGAATGAACTCTTACCGGATTCATCCTACGGTTCAATGATGATGCGTCGGCGTATTCCCGGACAGTCGGAGGAGGCTAAGACGATTGCGAAGCTGTCGGCCTGGTCATTCTCAAGTCACGGTGAGAGGTCGTGGATGGGCATCTTTGACGCCATTCAGGCCTCCTGTGCTCGCATTGGACTTCCGAAGGCGATCATTCATGATGCATGCGCACTCTTCAAGCAAGTCGAGGATGCTCGCAAGTCAAGGGGTGAAACACGGCGTGCTCTGATGGCGGGCGCAGTGTTCACGGTGTGTCGGCAGCACAATGCGACACGGACTCACGAGGAAATCTCCAATCTATTTCGCGTATCCATCCGTGCGATGTGCAAGGGTCTGAGTCGCTTCGACGGTGAAGTGTCGTCAGTGTTGAACACGCAGCTGGGGATTGCCGAGCGTATCTGCGCTGATCTGAATATCGGAGACAGTGAGCGTGATTCCATTCTGATCCTTCTGAACAAGCTTCCCGAAATGGAGCATACACCCAAGACCATTGTGGCTGGGGTGATTGCACATGTGTTGGGTGGGCGGCTAGCGGAGATTTCCACATCGTCGGGTGTGTCGTCGGTATCGATTCGCAAGATGACGGAGAAACTCAAGTGTTAGACCACTGGGAACAGGGTGAAGTTATAGTTCAGAGTTCGTGTGGTAGGGGAGCCTACCGTTGTTATCACGATCGATGTTCCGCTACTTGTAATTGTGAATATATTATTAGCAGTCGAGTTTGATGTGATCGGAGTGGTTGGAACGCCAACCCCCGCGTTTATGTAGACAAATGTTGCCGTGTAAAAATATACACCATTTATTACATCCACCACCGTGCAGTGAGCAAGGCCTGGCTTCAAGATATTGGAAAACGTGGTGGTACCTCCAGTTGATGAGGTCTGCACGAAGCTTCCCTGAAAGGATGAATATCCGCCGACGGATCGAGTAAGTCCGGTTACGACGGCTCCGCCAGAAACTGCAAGTGAGCCGGAATTCACAGCAACAGAACCGGATGTCAACGTCAGATTAGACGAGAGTGTAAGTGTCCCTGCAACATCGACCGTCACCGTGTCCAATGCCCCCACCGGTGCGATGCTTAAAACGGTATTGTTACTCAATCCAGTAGCTCCGACTGTAGGATTGTTGTAATAATTGGACAGTTTCATTAACGAGTGTCCGTCGGTAACTCGCATGTGACCACTCACATCCAATTCGAATTTTTCTCCTGAGTTTTCTGCAGTCGGATTATACGGATTCTCTCCGATCGTGAGTCCCGAACTCATACGTGTCCATCCGGCGACGTCTAATGCGAGAAATCCATATCCACTGCTGTTACAGTTTCCACCCCAGTCGAATGCATTGATGGTCGAAACGGGTACGGTGCTTGGATTGGATGTACCGATCGTAAGTACGCCATAGGAGAAGTTTCCGCTTGCAATTACATTGCTCCCCCTTCCAATTAGCAGTGTATTCTCTATCGCTGCCGACACTCCAGATGTTGCGTTGAGTCCATTTCCAAGAAACAGGTTGCAGCTTCCCGTTATACCAACGCCGGTCGACTTTCCAATATAGATGTTTGAGTTTCCAATGCCACCTGCACTTGCCCCAATACTGATGGTGTTGAAGATGTTCGATAAGTTAGATGAATTCGAGGTTCCGATCAATATCGAGTTTGATGAAGATTCTAGACTGTACCCTGCAGACGTGCCGAGAATCACCATGTCCGAGATATTTGATGGCTGATAGCCTGAATAAAGGCCGATTGAGATAGAAGAGTTATTACTCATTGCGGACAGACCTGATTGAAACCCAATAAAGACAGAGTTCGATGAATTTGATACACCGTTACCCGCCTGAACACCGATTGCAGTATTCGAGTAGGCATTGCAGTTGGATACGTTTCCAGGTGCGTTACCCGCGTTGCTACCGATGTATACATTGCTAAATGCATCTCCGATATAGAGCACCTGATACGTCACCGTGTTCGCGGTAAACTTATCGATGTTCGACAGGTTAATGGTGGTCGTGAAGTTCGACCCTGTCCACGTATAGGCGGGTCGGAACACGTACGCTAACAGCGACTGTAAATTCGACGTACTGCTCATTGTGTTACCACTACAACTTTTCGTTTATACGCTTTCCTCGCAGTATAGTAATGTCGTCCTTCACTCTCTTCCCGATCAAGTCCTCGGAGCAGCACCTGTACCGCAAGTACAAGCAGAGCTTGGCCGTGTTCTGGACGTCGGACGAGATTGACTTCAGCAAGGATGCAGCTGACTGGGCCAAGCTGACCGATAATGAGAAGCATTTTATCGGACGTATCCTGGCATTCTTCGCAGGATCCGACGGCATCGTTCAGGAGAACCTGGCGTCGCGTTTCCAGCGTGAAGTGGACTCCCAGGTCGTGAAGCTGTTCTACTCCTTTCAGAATGCGATGGAGGGCATTCACTCGGAGACGTACTCGCTTCTGATTGATACCTACGTGAAGGACGAGGAGGAGAAGGCGAAGCTGTTCGACGGTATCAACACCATCCCATGTGTAGGTCGCAAGGCTCAGTGGGCGAAGCGATGGATTGAGTCGGCAGATGATTTCCAGACACGGCTGGTTGCATTCGCTTGCGTGGAGGGTATCTTCTTCTCAGGTGCGTTCTGTTCTATTTATTGGCTGAAGAAGCGTGGCCTGATGCCGGGTCTGACGTTCTCGAATGAGCTGATTTCTCGCGACGAGGGTCTGCACACAGAGTTCGCAGTGGCATTGTATCACACGGCGGCACCGAAGTCGGAGGAAACACTGCATACGATCATCAAGGAGGCTGTGGAGTTCGAGAAAGAGTTCATCTGCGAGGCGCTGCCGTGCTCGTTGATTGGAATGAATTCCCGCATGATGAGCCAGTACATTGAGTTTGTTGCGGATCGTCTGGCTGTCCAGTTGGGCACGCAGAAGATCTTCGGTACAGCGAATCCGTTTGATTTCATGGATCTGATCAGTTTGGAGGGAAAGACCAACTTCTTCGAGAAGAAG